AGTGGGAGCAGTGTGGCCGCTAGGTCGTAGGAGTCGTGTCCGGCGTTGATGGCGTCTTCGATCTGCTTCAGCCGCTTCCGCTTGGCGTCGACTTCGGCGAGGACGCGGGCCGGGGACCATGCTGAGCGGCGCCACTCAGGCGGCTGGACCGTGTCCTCAATCCACTGACCTTGGATCATGCGGCGGGTGGTCGTCGTCCGCTTCAACGCGGCCTCGGCCTCTCGCTGCTCTTCGTCGAGGCGGGTCCGCAGGAACTGCACCAGGTCGTCCACGTGTCCTCCTAGCAGCGAGCCCGCCGCGGTGCATCACGCCGCGGCGGGCCAGAAGCGATCCCCGACTTGCTCGTAGGGTCGATGCGTCCAGTGTCTCAGGCGCCACCGACAACGCCGGGGTGATGCTCACGCGGGCATGCGCCTGCCCTTCCGTGGGGAGCCGGGAGGGGCGCGGCCTCGCCCGGACGTAGCACCCGCGGACGAGGTCCGCACAGCATGCACCTGAACCAGCCACTGGGGACGAGGTTGGCCAGAACGCGTGACCGCCCCGCCTCCACGGGGGCAGAGGCGGGGCGTGGGGCAAGTTTGGCACGAGGGGCCCGGCAGGGGGTGGCTCCGGATGCGCGCTCCCACCATCTGGGTGACGCTGATGGAGATCCTGACCCCTCACACCCCAGGGATAGCCATGATCAAGAAGCTGCACGAGATGGGCATGCGAAGCGAGCACGCCTACACGGCCGCGTTCGCATCCATCGGCCTCTCCATCGCCACCTGGGCAATGTCCCTCAACGCCGAACCCGGGGCCGGCATAGCCCGCGCCGACCGGTGGGGAATCTTCATCGGCGAATGGGCACCCACCTTCTTCGGGCTCGGCCTCGCCCTGTCCCACTACGAGCAGTCGGAGGGCACCCTCCTCGCCAGCGTCAGCGAAATCCGTGAAGAACGAGCAGCCATGTAGACGCACGAACGCCCGCCCCCGTGAGGGGGCGGGCGTTCCGTGTGAGCGGGACGGGGTTGCTCGATCCGGCGGGATAACCGAACCGAACACGACCAGCGCATAACGATCATCGACTATTCGCTGAGGGTCACGCCCACGTACTGCTCGGCGGCGGCGGCCTGGACGGTGCGCAGCGGGAGGTTCAGCCCTGCGGCGATGGCACGGATGAGAGCAGGGCTGATCTTCACCTGGCTGCCCGTGACGAGGTTGCCGACGAGGCTCTTGCTGATAGAAGTGCCGGTCTCCGGATCCACCGCCCGGTCGGCGAACTCCCTGATCCGCATGGCTCGCCCCTCACCGACGTGCTGCTGTACGAGCCGGGTGAGCGCGTCGGTCCTATTCGCCATTGGCTGCCCCTTCGGGCTGCAGCCGTTCGGCGAGCCGGCTGGCGAGGGCGTAGGCGGGGTGGTTGTCGAGCTGGCGGCGTCGCCGGTTGTACCGCTGGGTGGTGCGCGGGTCGGTGTGGCTGACGGCGTCTTGGACGTCTTGGAGGGGGATGCCGTTGGCGAGGTTGTCGGTGATGAACTGGTGCCGCAGGGTGTGGGGCTTGATGCTGGCGGCTTGCGGGAGGCTGGCGCGGCGGGCGAGTACGCGGAGGTGCTTCCAGACTTCGGGCTGGGTCCAGCGCCGGCCGGTATCGGTGGCGAACAGTGGGCCGTTGGTGCGGTCGCCGAGGTAGGCGAGGAGCGCGTCGAGGGCGAGCGGCGGCACGGGCACGGGCCGCTTCTTGCCGCCCTTCTGGGTGAGGGGCAGGGTGCGGTGTCCTCGGTCGTAGCCGAGCTGGTCGGCGTTGAGGGAGAGGAGCTCGTCGACGCGGGCGCCCGTGAGGTACAGGAGCATGACGAGGGCGTAGGAGCGGGGCGCCCAGTCGGCGGCCGTCTGGATGAGCCGGGTCGTCTCCTCCTCGGTCATGCCCTCGGTCGGCGAGTAATCGGGATCGATGTCGGGGCGCTGGACCCCGCTGAACGGGTTGACCTCGGTGATGCCGACCTCGATCGCGTAGTCGTAGAACGACGCGGCGGCCGAGAGCGTCTGGGCGATCGTGGCGTCCTGGGGTGGCTTCCCCTGGCGGGCGGGCGTCTTCGCGACGTTGTTGGCGTAGGCGTCCGCGAGGGGGAGCCTTGCCTGGAGGGGGTGGGCGCCAGTGCTGCGCGCGTACTTTTCCCAGCGTCGGAATGCTCGCGCGTAGGCGCGCTTCGTGTGGTCTGACTTCTGGCGGGCGATCCATGCCCCGGCAGTGGTCGGCAAGGGGTCGCCGTTGCCGTAGATCTCGGCGAGATCGTTCGCGAGGTCGCGGGCCAGCTTGTGCCAGTCGTTGCGGGGGTCGTGCCGGTCGGTCGACAGCTCCGCCGAAGGGCGCGGGACGAGGGCGGTCACTCCTCGCCTCCTAGGTTCTTGAGGTCAGGGTGATGCCGCCACATCAGGATCGCTTGGGCATTAAGGACTGCCTGGCCAGCGGGCGTCGGCTCGACCGGCTTGAAGCCCTGCGCGTACTCGCAGTCCGCGTTCTGGCAGGCGTGGTCGGCGCCAGCGGGCCAGTAGACGAGGGGCGTCTCGTGGATCGGACAGCGGCACCGATCGGTGCAGCGATGCGAGGAACGCCCGGTCACGAACCGCTCCGCGGTGCGCCAGGCTTCTCGTCCCAGTAACCGTTGTCTACGCCGGTCTCCAGGTAGCGCTGTGCGTGGGCCAGAGATGCGCCGGGGTCGATCGCGGCGTGGAGGATCACACTGAACTCCCGATGCGCAACAGCGTCGGCCTCACTAAGACCCCTGCGGCACTTGCGATCCCAGTACGCGTTCTCAGCTTCGATGCGGTCCTGGAGTTCTGCTCGGGTCAGGACATCGAGGTCCGACCGCTTGAGACGCTTGAAGGTAGGCACTGGCCATCCTCTCTCGGTATGGGATAACTGTCATTATCAACCATAGAGTTGGCCTGTGTCAGCAGGTTGCACAGACGCAGCAGAACGCCCCCACCGCTGCCCCAACGGGCTTGCGGTGGGGGCGTATCACTTGGCCGGGTCCTTCTTCGTCTGGAGCCAGCGGGTGACAGCCTCGACGTCGGCGGGGTCCAGCTTGGCGAGGACGTCGATGACTTGCTCGTCGCGGCCTGACTTCGTCACCCCAGCTTCCGTCAGCGCTGCCTGGATGGCTGCTTCGTTGGCCTGCTCTGTCGGTGACGGGCCAGGCAGGGGTTTCGCTACGGGCACGGGTGGCGGCTGGCCATAGCCCATGTCGGCGAGTGTTCCCATGTCCGCCGCGGACTCGTCGATCCGCCGCTCCACCCGGCGCGGCGCGGGTTGTTCGGTCATCGCACTCCAGTTCTCACACGTCGATGCCGTTCAGGATGCGGGCCGCGCGCTCGGGGATAGGCCGCGCGACGGGCGGCTCTTCTCCGCGGGTGCGGATGTAGCCGACGAGGTCTCGCAGTCGGCCACGGAGCCAGTCGATCGCCGCGTCCTGGTCGGTGATCCGCTGTCCGAGCCGGTCGGCCTCCTGCTCCCGCAACGCGATCCGCTTCTCCAACCGCTCGATCGCCTTGTTCTGCTGGTCGGTGATCGCGGTGAAGTCGTCCCGCCGGTGGTCGCGCCTTGTCCGACGCGCGGACCGGGCGCCCCAGGCGGCGAATCCGCCGGTGAGCGCCGTGGCCCCCAGGGTGATGTACGCGTCAGGATTCATAGGGAGGCTCCGCTCTCTTCGGCCGAGGCGGCTCCCGCCACCCGGCCACTACAAAGATCCCTATGGCGAGCGCGCCGTACAGAGCAGCCGCAATCCACCCCCTAGGGAAGATACCGAGTGGCCACCAGGCCAGGAGGTAGGCGAAACACCACGGGAGGACGATCAGCGGGAGGGCGAGGAACCCGGGCCAGTCCCGGCCCTGTGGCAGCCAGGCGGACACCATTGCGATCAGTCCGGCCGCGAGCCAGCACGAGCCCCACGCGTCGAGGGGCATGATGTCCAACAGGAGCTTGAGGGCCCGCTGGTCACGCTGCGGGGACGTCACCTGGCCGTAGCCGATGAGTGCCCACACGGTGCCGAAGCAGAGGAGGAACGCGCCGCGGCGGCCGAGTCGCCGTGTTAGCCGCCGCAGCAGACGGCACCTCACTCACACTCCAGAGACGGGGGATTTGGCCGGCGTGGGTGACACCTGCCCGCGGGTGGCGAGTCCGAGGACGGCGAGGACGACGGCGTTCAGGGCGCCGACGGTCTCGGGGCTGACGTTGAATCCGTAGGCGCCGAGCAGGGCAACTGCGGCGGCGACGAGGCCGGTGAACGCGGAGGGGGCGATGGGCCTGGTGACGGCGGCGGTGGCCGCGGCGAACACGGCACTGACGACGGCGACGATCGCACCCGCCTGCTCGCCCGACAGGCCGAACTGGAAAGAGACGAGCAGCGACAGGCTCGCCGACACGGCGGCGATGATGAGAGCGGGCTCTCGTCCGAAGGTTCTCATGATGGTGATCCGTTCTGTCAGGCGCGGTCTGCGCCGGTGATGTCGACGTCGACCTGGACGACGGCGTCGGCGATGGCCCGCTCGACAGCGGCCACAACCTGTGCGGTGTCGACGTCGGAGCCGACGAGCTGGGCGAGCTTCTCGATGGCCGCGGTCTGCGCGCGGAGTTGGGTGAGGATGGCGACGGTGTTCTCGTTGGCGGCACGGCTGTGGGCGTAGCCGCTGGCGAGCGCGGTGTTGACGCTGATCTTCCCGTCGGCGAGGTCCTTCCAGCGCGCCTTGATCCAGCCGCTGATCGTGACGATGTCGGTCATCTTCATGTCGTCCTCCTGCTGCTGCGGGGGCGGCGGGGTGGTGGTGCCGGGTGACCACGACGCAGGGTGCGCGAGGCGCTCATCGACGTCGGCCCGGAACTGGCGCATGGTGAAGGCGAAGCGGCCCCGGCTGCCGTAGCCCTCGACAGGTCCGCGCGGGTCGATTTTTCCCTCGATGGACGTCTCGAGGTGCCCGCCGCAGGAGTCGGCCGTCCAGCCGTGGTGGCGGCACGCGGCGGCGTTGATCCGTACCCATGCGTCGTACTGCTCGCGCGGGTACTCGTCCTGGCCGTCGCCGAGGTTCTCCGTCTCGATGCCGTAGGCGACGTCATTGCCGTCGACCGTGCCCGAGGCGCGCGACGGGGCCGGGTGGATCGACTTCTCGTCCCGGAACGAGGCGTAGGCGTTGAGCGCCATGAGCCCGGCGTGGTTGGTGCGGCCCGCGCTGCACATCGTGGCCACGCCGGACTTGGCGAGGTGGACGTGCGCGAGGGGCCCGGGCAGGCCGGGCGCGCCGTTCTTCGCCACCAGGTCTCGGCTGTTGCGGCCGGCGGTGTGGTGGTTGAGGAACATTCGGACCGGGCCGAAGGTCTTGCCGGTCTCGTCGTCCCGCTCGCGGGTGCGCCACCCGGGGTACTCGGTGACGGTGACGCCCTCCGCGCGGAGCTTCGTCAGCCATTGATCGTGGGTCAGTGGTGTCGCCATCACGCACCCCCGTTCAGCTGTGGCGGCGTCCACGGGTCGCCGTCCCGCTGGCAGTGGTAGGAGCGGCGGGCGGACACCGGATAGGCAGGGTTGAGCTCCTGCAGCTTGGCGACGAACGCCTCCATCGCCACCTGGCCGGCTACGTCCACGGACGTGGCCGGCGTGTTGGAGTCGATGGCGAACCGGACCTCGAGGGAGATCGACAGGTCGTCGCCGTACTGGGTCACGTAGTAGCTGATGCTGTGGCTGCCGGCAGGCAGAGGCACGGCGCCCCCTTCATGAAGAAGGCCCCCGGGTCGGGGGCCTTAGAGCGAGTACATGATCCCGTTGAGGGACACCCATGGCGGCTGGTCGGTCGAGCCGTTGGTGCCGACGACGAGGAAATGGCCGCCGGTCTGTGCGTCGATTTTGAGGGAGACGACGCTGGAGGACACCGCCGAGCATGCGGCCGGCGTGGTGCGCAGCGTCGACGGGCGGGCCGCCGTCGGCAGCGCGGACGACGTGAACACGGATCCGTTGGCGATGCTGCCGCCCGGGTAGGTCAGGTTCAGCCCGCCGCGCAGCTGCACGCTGAGCTCGCCGAAGAAGTTGACCAGCCGGTACTGGCAGGTTCCGTTCGAGTTCCCGTTGTGCGAGTAGCCGGTGGCCAAGGGGAAGGTCGTCCACGCTGAGGCGCCGGCCGCCATGACGGTCCACTGCGTGCCGTCGTAGCCAGTCCACAGCTTCTCGGTGTCGAGCCACGCCTGCATGCCCGCCACCGGGCTGGCGATCGTGGCGTTACGGGACGACGCGGACGTGAAACGCATGATCGTGCGGCCCACCAGGCTGTTCATCCCGGTGCCAATGGTGCCGGCGTTCGGCGAGTCGGTCAGGGCGGGAATCACGATGCTCTGGCCGTAGTCGTCTGTCGCCACGGGGTCTCCCTTCTATGCGACGCGGGTCAGCCGTAGCCACGAGTTGGGCTCGACGATCGTCGGGGTCGCGTTGGATGTGTGCTGTGCCCAGGCGAAGGCGCAGCCGCCGGGTGTGCCGCCGGTGGCGATCATTCCGCCGAGCTGGCCGCCGTACTGGCCGGTCGACGGCTGGCCGTAGGAGAGGGTCGAGCCGAGGCTGTTGGTCGACACGCGCACCTCGACCGGGTCGGTGCCCAGCGTCGTCGACGGCATGATCAAGTTCCAGCGGCCGGTAGACCCGGCCGGGCCGGAGATGGTGCATCTGAGGTCGCCGACCTGGTTCGCGTTCGTGGTGACGATCCAGCCCTCGACCACGTACCGGGCGTTCGCGACCACCGGAATGGTGAGGTCGGGGTCATCGGTTGCCGACGTGGTGGACGCGCGTGCCGTCGACGATTCCTTCCACGCCGTGGCGAACTGCCCGATTCCCAGGTCGGCACTCGAGGTGCGTCCGACCGCGACCCAGTTCCCGGCGCCTGAGTTGGTGAGGAAGATCTGATCCCCGACCGCGGGCGCCGGGTACGAGTCGAGACACCGGGCGACGATCACGCCCACGTTGACCGTGCCGTCACCGCCGACGGCGGTGACGATCGCCGTCTGCCAGTCCGCGCGGCGCACCTTCGGTGAAGCGGCGCCGGCGCGGACCGCTTCCTGGTGCATGGCGTCGGCGAGCTGGATACGGAGCGCGTCGTCCGATGTCACGTGCCCTCCTTCGCGCTGATCGTCTGAAGGGTGAAGTCGCCGCCAACCTCGAGCGATAGGCCGAGGCTCGCGACTTGGTGCAGCTCTTTCATGCCGTCCGGGTAGGCGACGCGGATCACGTCCCCCGACTCCAATGCCGGGTTCGGCAGGGCGGTGATGTCCGCCGAGGCGTTCGGTGCCTTGGCTGCCCGGAGCAGCAGGGTGGCGGCCGAGATGCACTGCGACTCGGTCAGGAGCGTGCTCGAGCTGTAGAAGTCCGGCCGGTGCCCGAACGGGCCGTCCCAGTACGTCGGGCTGCCCGGGTCGGTGTCGACGACCAGCGCCGACACCGGGGCGCTGCCCGACTCGGTGTTCTCGCCGCGGGCCAGGATTCCGTTGTGGACGCCGTCGACGGACATGCCGCGGGAGGCGGAGATGTAGGCGCCGCGCTCGCCGGCGTCGATCGACCAGGCGGGCGTGACGGTCAGCAGGTCGGGCAGCGGGGCGATGGTGAAGACGCCGTCGGGGTCGGCGTACACGTCGCAGCCGATCGCCGCGGCGATCTCGGTGACCGCTTCCCACGGGTCGCCTTCGACGTCCCAGGTACGGGCGCCGATTGTCGCGTCGACCACACCCGGCCCGGTGACGACCGTCGCCCTCGGGATGCTGCGCTGGGTCAGCGCCTCGATCGCGCCTACGGCGAGGCCGCTGGCCCGGTACGGCTCGGTGAACCGATCGTCGGCGACCACGACCTCGAGGCTTTTGCCGTTGATGGTGACCGGGCCTTCGTCGGGGTCGCCGTCTATGTTGTCGATACGGAACACGCCGAGCGGCACCAACTCGCGGGCGCCGTCGGAGAACTGCACGCCGCGGGAGATGCGCATCGTCGCCCCATAGACGGCCAGTTTGTCGGTCGGTGTGCGCGGGATCAGCGACACGTCGCCGCAGGTGACCGTGCAGGTGCGGCGGGTCTGCGAGCCGCGGTCCACGGACACCGAGCCGCCCGTGTGCTCGATGGTCTCCACCGAGCCGTCCGTGCGGAACAGCTTGACCTCCGTGATCGGGGTGTGGTCCTCCACGATCGTGCGCAAGAACCGGTCGGAGACTGGATACATGTCAGGCTCCGATCGGCCGGTTGAGGAGCACGTCCTCCCACGTCTCGTAGGCGTCGAGGACGTCCTGCCAGGTGGAGTGTTCGGCGAGGATGTCCTGCCAGGTGCGGCCCGCCGAGCCGGCGACACCGACCGTGGTCGGCATGTCCGCCTGCCGCAGGGGGAGCGTCCACTCCCGCCACTGCTCGGGCGCATACGTGGTGATCCGGTTCTCGCCGATGCCGCCGACGTTGACGTACACGTCGTCGACACCCATGCCCGGCGCGGCCTGCCACAGCAGCGTGTTGCCGGAGTTGAGGATCCAGTGAAGCGCCTGACGCTCTTCGTCGTCGCGGGTCCAGATGACGAGGTCGCCCTCAAGGCCGCCCCGGACGTCCGACAGCACCACCGAGTTGCGGCGGCCCCGCACCCGGAACTCTGCCTGGCCGATAGGCCGCTGCCAGTCCGGAGCGGTCTTTACCAGCACCTTCAGGTTCCGCTGCGGATTCCCCGGATCCTTCAACCACACTTCATTCGCGTCCGCATGGATCAGCGTCTCGGGCCCCACGTTGTACGTTTGGCTCACGGCCGTACCGTCGCGGACCTCGGCATACCAGGAGACCGGCACGCCGAGCGGTGCCTCATAGTCCTCGACGACCAGCGTCTCCGACGTGACAGCCACTCCGTCGAGGAGCCCGTCAGTGCCGCGCACCAGGGTGCGTGTCCCGTCAGGCAGCGTCCGCCACAGCGTGAGCGTCCGACCGAGTTGCAGCTCCCTCAGGGTGACCGTCACCGACGCCGTGTCCTGATGCGACTCAGCCTCGGCCAGAGGCATCGACTGCCACAGGCCGGCCCAGTCCACGTACAGCTCGGATGACAAGGCCCCAGCGGTCAGTGTGTACTCGAGCGCCGCCTGCGTGGCGCCGGCCGGCGCCGTCTGTTGCGTGGACAGATGCCACCAACCGGGAGTGGGCGGCGCTGAGGGGGCATCCGCGGTGGACCCGAGATCGGTGTCAGCGGCGTCGTACCAGCGGATAGCCCTGGTCAGCGTCCATGATCCGGAGATGACCTTCATTGCGATGGAGGCGGTCCACGACTGACCGGCCGCATCGCCGACCGCATACTTTTCGGTGCGGAGCACGGACGTGGTCGCGGTCGCCGACGTGACCTTCATGCAGTACGCGGTGAACAGCCCGTCCGTACCCCAGGGCTCCAGCCGTGACAGGGCAGCCACCCCGGACACAGCAGCCCAAGAGCCCACGCCCGCCTCGAACTGCGCGTCGGCGAACGGTACTACTGACCCGGGAGCCAGATAGTCGACCGCGTTCCTGATCACGGCCACGTCGGTGCGCAGTACCTGCCCGGCTGTCGCGCCGACCAGGCCGAACGCGACCGTGGCATAGGCGGCGTTCGCCGGGGCTACGTCGGACACGTACTGCCGATACCAGCCCGTGCCGGGCTCGGCAAGCACTGCCCGCGTGGCCTGGATCTGCGCGAAGGTGTCGTCGTAGAACCGCAGCTCGATCCACGCTGTCGACCCCACGCTTGGCGGGCTCAGGTACGCGTAGGCCACGTACTCGGTGCCGGGCGTGACCGCGGGCAGCTCAGTGCTGCGGAACTCAGCATCCCCGGCTCCGGTCGCCGTCATCGTTGCGACATGCCCGCCGCTGACATAGTTCGTCGACGACCATCCGACCGCCGGCACCGTGCGGGACAGCGTGCAGTTGACGAGCGCCTCGTACTCCCAGCCGCTGGCCCGCTCACTCGTCTCGACGTTCGCCGACAACAGGTTGCCCGTGGTGCGCTGCGGCAGGCCGAAATAGACGTTGTCGGCGAAGGTGTTCACGTTGTCGGCGGCGGGCGTGGACGAGAAAATAACCTGCGCGTAGGCGGCCCCGTCGGGCGCCCAGTCGGCCACCGCGATCCGGTGCCACGACGCCGTCGCCGACGCCGTGGTCACAGACCAGGTGATGCTGATCTGCGCAGATGCGGCGTCCAGCCAGCGGATGCCGATCCGCTCCGGCGCCGTGATACTCGAGGCGTCCGAGAACGCCGTGTACTCGTTGCCTGGTGTCACCGGGTACGAGGCGACCGTGCGGCACTGCATCTCACCGGCCGCCACCGACTTCATGAACAGGCAGCCTGTGGTAACGGTCCCGCCGCTACCGTGACCGATCGTGCAGTTCAGATGCGCAACCCAGCCCGACGTGTTCGGGTCGACCGTGCTGGTGGTCTCGCTGAGGAAGTTCCCCGGGATCGCCACGTCACCCCCTCCTTCCGGCGCGCAGAGTCGAGACGAGCTGCTGGTCCCGCTGGTTCATGACGCCGTGCACGACGCCGAGCAGCTCGCCGGAGTCGAGGAACAGCTTGCCCTCGAAGGTCCCGCCGCCGGCCGGGGCGGCGGCCATGCGCGTCAGCGCGCCGGCCTGCTGGCTGGTGAACACAGGCTCCGGTCGGCCGGTGCCGTTGTAGGCGAGGTTCAGGCCCGGCTGCAGGTAGCCGCCGGAGTCGAACTTGCCAGGCTGGTAGCCGTAGATGTCGGGGAACATCATCGAGTTCGCGCCGCGGGCCCGGGAGCCGACGACCACGCCGTCCCCGCCCCTGCTCTCGACGTTGACGCGGCCGAGGGTGCCCGCCGTGTGGCCCACACCGGCATTCGTGATGCCGATCTGGAACGGGCTCTTGCCGTTCAGGACCCAGCCCGACGGCGCCGTCTTCCCCGAGAAGGCGCCGGTCGCCCACCGGCGGTGCGGCTTCTGCCCGCGGATCACGGACTCGATCGCCGACAGGAAACCGGAGCAGTCCCAGGACGGGTTGCCGTTGCCGCCCCACTGGTAGGGCAGGCCGTTCTGGGTCTTCGCCCACTTCAGCGCGGCCTGAATCCGGGGGCCGCCGATTCCGCCGGCGCCCTTCTTGTCGGCCTCCTTCGAGTAGCCGAAGACGCTGTCCAGGATCTTCGTCGGTACCTTGCGGATCATCTTGCCGAAGTTCGTCTCCGCGCCGGGGAACTTGGCGAGCAGCGGGTCGATGACGTACTTCATGCCCGCGCGGGCCGACTTCTCGAGGCCATCAGTCAGCCAGGATGCGCCCTCCTTGACCTTGTCCCAGGCCGCGGATCCGATGCCGGACGCGGTCTTGCCGATCCAGCCGAAGATGCCGCCGTCGGCGAACCGCTGCGTGGTGTCGTTGCCGCCGAGGGCCGGGGCGAGGGCCGCCTTGACGCCGGTGGCGCCCCGGGTGGTGGCGATGCGGTTCATCGTGGACACGAAGCCGGCGCCGACGGCGCGGGTGAACTCGGGCCGCATGATGGCCTCGCCGCCGGACAGTTCGAGGCCGCCGCCGGTCGGGGAGACGAACTTGTGCACGTCCTTGCCGGGCGTGTAGCCGGGGAGGACGCCGCCCCGGGCGAAGCCCTGCGGGAGCTCGATCTTCTTCAGGGGGTTCGCACCGAACGCGCTGGCGATCTTGTTCCAGGTCGGGACGATGCCCTTGTTGTAGATCGTCGAGATGATGAACTTCACGGGCTTCTTCGCCAGGTCCTGAATCTTGTTCCAGGCTCTGCCGATGAAGTCCTTCGCGTCCTCGAAGCTCTTACCGACCGCGTCGACACCCTTTTTGATGTTGTCGAACGCGGGCTTAAGCGCCTTGTCCCACAGCCATTTGCCTTTGTCGCCGAGCCACGTGAGGATCGGCTTTCCGTAGTCGTTCCACAGGATGCTGATCGCATCGCCGACGATCTGCATCGCCTTCTTGATGTTGTCCCAGGCGGGCTTGATGGCCTTGTCCCACAGCCACTTCGCCTTGTCGCCGATCCAGCCGAACACCGGAGACAGGATCTTGTCCCACAGCCACTTGGCGGCCGCGCCGACGACGTCGAACGCCTTCTTGATGCTGTCCCACGCCGGCTTGATGGCCTTGTTCCACAGCCAGGTTGCGCCGGCAGCAATGGCGTCCCAGATGGGCTTGAGCGCGTTCTTCCACAGCCAGCCGGCGACCGCGGCGAGCAGCTTGAAGGCCAGCACCAGCGGGACGATGAGGATCGTCAGGACGATGACGGCGAGGTACTTGGCCGCTGTTCCGATGAAACTGAAGACGGGCGAAAGAATCGTGTTCCACAGCCACGAGGCGGCTTCGCCCACGGCTTTCAGTGCGGTCCAGATTCCGTTGAAAACCGGCTTCAGGGCGTTGTTCCACACCCAGAGCGCAGCCGTCTTGATGCCTGACCAGGCAGCATCCACGATCTTGCGGAACCACTCGAAGTTCTTGTAGGCGTAGATGACCGCGGCAACGAGGGCGATGATCCCGATGATGATCAGCGTGATCGGGTTCGCGTTCATCACCAGGTTGAAGACGATCATCGCCAGCGTCCAGAGCTTCGTCGCGATCCAGGCCGCATAGATCAGCTGGATCAGCCACGGAAGGTGCTCTGCGATGGATCCGATGACCCTGGCGACAGCGCCCAGGGCGAGGTAGGCGATCGTGGCGGCAGGAGCAAGCGCCTTGGCGACCCGCAGGACGGCGCCGCCGATGTCGCGCAGCGAACTCGCCACCACCGGGGCCATCTCTGCCGCGTAGGCGAGGAAGTTCTCGAACCCGGGCGATCCCTTCAAGTTCGTGGCCCAGTTCGCGAAGCGGCCCGTGATCCGCTGCATGATCTCCGAGATCGTGGTCATGTGCGGCAGGAATGCCTGGACGAGGCCGGCCATGCCCTTGAAGGTCCGGCCGAAGGCGATACCGAGCCCCTCGATCGCTGGCCCCACCGAACCGGCCAGCTCCTTCTTGAACTGCTTCCACCACGGCGACTTGAAGCCCGCGCTCACCCGGTCCTGCAGATTGCCGATGGCCTTCGCCGCGGCAAGGACGAACGGCGTCAGTCCCGGCAGGCTGTTCTTGATCCCGTTCAGTGCCCGGGTGAAGATCGGCATCACGGCAGGCTGCAGCGACCGCGACCAGGCGCCGAAAGCGGTCCGGAGCGAATTGAACGCGTCGAACGTCTGACGGGCCGCCGGGGTCATCTTCGCCAGGGCAGCCTTGTACTTCGCCTGCGCGATGGCAGCCTGATCGACGCCCCCGGCCGCAGACAGCGACGCGGAGGCAATCTGACGCTGGGCGTTCGCCACAGCTTCGGCAGCGGACTGCTGAGCCCGGGCGACGTTCGCCGTCGCCTCACTGACCCGCTCCTGAGCCTGAGCAACCTGCCGAGCCGTCTGCACCTGAGTGCGGGCGGCCTCAGCTTGGGCGTCCCGTACCGCCCTGGTGCGGTCCTCGACCTGCTCCTGAGCCTGCGCCAGCCGATCCTGCGCGGAGCGGACTGTGTCCGAGCCCTCGACGCCGGCCTTGGTCGCCTTGGACGTCTCCGACTGGAGGCGCTTCGTCTCTGTTGTCTGGTCCTTGAGCCGCTGTACGGCCTGGTCGTAGGCGAGCTGGGCGCGCTCGAGCTCCAGCCCCTTCGCGCCGCGGGCGCGGGCCGCGTTCAGCTCGGTCTGCGCTTCCCGCACGCCGAGCACGGCGTCGCGCTCCGACAGCTGCGCGCCGGCCAGCCGGGCGTTCAGGTCCTCGAGCTCGAGGGCGGCCTCACGCCGGGCGTCCGTCAGATCCTGCTGTGCGCGGCGGGCATCGCGCTGCGAGCGGACAAGGGAGCGCTCGGCGTCCTCGATCGCCTGCGCGGCCTGGGCGTTGCGCTCCGCGGCCTGCATGATCGCGTCCGCCGCGGAAGTCTTCGCCTGCCGGACCTGCTGCTGAGCCTGGGCGATCTGGCGGGCGCCATTGCGCTCTGCCGAGGCGAGCGCCTGCTGGGCGCCGGCCATTTGCAGCGCGCGGGAGGCGCCCTGCGACGCGGCCTGGGCGCCGCGGAGCGTGGAGTTGGTGGCCGCTTCCTGCGCGGCCTTCTGTGCCTGCAGAGCGCCGCCGATGCTGATGAAGGCAGGCACCGCGACAGCGACCAGCGCGCCGACACCCACGGACGCGGCAACCGCTGCGGCGCCGATCGCGCCGATACCCGCAGCGAGGATCGGAATGGCGGGGATGAGCGCAAGGCCGCCGATAGCGACCGCGAGGTGCAGAATCGCCCCCACCGCACCGGATGTGTCGACGTCGACCCGGGCCCGCTTGCCGTCCACGGCGTCGATCGCCGCATGGACTGCGGCCAGTTCAGCGAGGGCGGATGCTGTGTCGGCGCGGACCTGCACGTTCGGATGCTTGGCACCAAGCCGAGTCAGCTCGGCCTCGATGAGCCGAATCTCCGCCCGCGCCGCCCCCGCGTCGATGTCGATACCGATGCGCTTGTTCGAGAGCGACTCCATACGGACCCGCAGCGCCTGCAAGTCCGCGTCGGCCTCGCTGGTGTTCGCGTCGATGTTGATTTTCGGCAGCGATCGGAACGCCGCCTCAAGACGGGTCTTCAACGCGCGAGAGAACGCGCCACCCGTGTTGTCGCCCTCACGCACGGCCGCAGGGCGGGCCATGCGCCCGCCCTGCGTGATGCCGTTCCGCATCGCATCCCGGATGGACGCGGTGATGCGCAGGGCGATCTGCTGCCCGAGCTGCTGGCCGATCCGGGTCGCCACCGTGTCGTCGACAGCCCCGGACATGGCAGGCCCGAACGCGCGCCCAGCCGCCCGGCCAGCGTCCTCACCGGCACGCGTCGCAGCCGGTACCAGACCGGCACGCAGACGGTTGTAGATCCCGCGCGTGTTCGGGATGACGTCGACTTCGACGGAACCGACCTGGATCGCCACGGAAGGCCCTCCTTCCGCGCGTCAGGCCGCGCCTCCGTTGATGAGCTCGAACAGCTTGTCCCGGGCCGTGTCGGACATCTGCGTCCGCTCCGTCTTCGGGGTGACCCCGGGGCGCCGCATCGGCTCCGGCCGCTTGGGCTTGCGGCCCTTACCGCTCGAGTTGGCGACGACGAGGATGTACTCCAGCTGATGCAGCGAGTCGGTGATCCCGGCGAGAAGCTGCTCGGCCATCGACCAGCGGCCCTCTTCCGGCTTGCCCTTGCCGGCCTGCGCCTCGTACTCCTCCGGGGTCAGGGCGTTCCGCAGGGCGGTCATCGTGGCCGACTCGGGCGGCAGATGCTGGATCAGGACCCGGAGCTGCCGCCACGTCATATCGCCGCGGTGCACGTCGAGCAGGTCGCGCTGGTAGTAGCGCCACAGGTCGGCCTCTACCGCCTCCGCGTGGTCCTCGACGACGCCCGCGGTCCACTGGACTTTCCCACCGGCTCGCCCGCGGTCTCACCGGCCGTGTTCAGGAACTCGCCGATCTCGTCGTTCGTGGGATCGAGATCGAGGTACACGTCGTAGGAGTCGGGGCTGAGGACCTCCTCGAGGAAGGCGTCCATGTCTCCGGCCTTCAGCTTTCGCTGCCACGACTGGCGCCACGCGCCGGGCGGGACGATCTCCAGCGTCTTGCCGCACAACTCGGCAGATACGTAGTGGCCGGTCGCTTCGATCTCCTGCGCTTCGGCAGAGGTCACGTCTTCGGTCTTCGCGGTCATGGCGCGGGCCTCCAAGATCATGGCGCGGGCAAGGGGTAAAGGACGGGCGGGCCGGGCCCGCGCCAGCAGAAAGGCCCGCCCGTCCAGCTCAGGACAGCGGGTCCGCTGGCGTCGTGGGGATCTTGTCGACGTGGTACACGGTGTTCCCCGCGTCGTCCGGGTACGTGGTGATCGTCCACTCGAAGCCCGAGATCTCGTCCTGCTTGTACGTGACGTCCGAGCGCTCGCTGATCTCGCCCTCGGGCACGTAGAAGCCGCGGTAGCTGTCGCCGTCGATGACGAGGAACCAGAACGCGCGGCGGTCCGGGACCGGGCTCGCGGTCTCCGCGAACGAGGTGATGTCGCCCACCGGCGCGAGGTCGGCCTCGTCGATGCGGTAGTGCAGCGACATCACCGGCAGCCGGGACGTCTCCCACATCGTCATCGAGAACGTGCGCACCGACTGGGTGATCTGGGTGCGGAACGGCGAGGTCAGGCCCCACGGGGTGAAGGTCTGGCTTTCCTCGTCCCAGCCGTTGACGAGACCGTCGTCGGAGATCGCACCGAGCGCGGCCCACGGATCTGTGGGATGCGTCAGCGGCGACGCCAGGGCCGGGGTGCCGACCGGCGCGACCCAAGCCCCGCCGTTCGCACCGACCATGGTGAGATCCGCAGCGCGGGTGATGTTGACCATGATGTCTCCAGACATGGAAGAAGCCCGCGCACGGGCGGGTGTTGATGGGTCCGGCGCGGGCCCGACCGGTCAGTCGACCGGGTGACAGAAGATCTCGTAGGTGGCTCCGACGCGTCGCAGCGCCGTGTTCTCGTAGGGGCGGACAGCGGGTCGGCTAACCGTGCGCACCATGCCGAAGACGGCGTTCGCCGTCTTCGATCCGCGCAGCTCGGTCAGGTAGAGGGCGTGCACGGTCGCGGCCAGGGCGACGGCGTCGCCGCGGGTCGCCGCGTAGACGTTGACGTCGACGAGCGGCCGGTCCAGGCGGAAGCCGTCGTCGTCACCGCCGACGACCTCGAGCTGCACCGTCGGCAGTTCCTCGAGCAGGTTGTTGTCCAGCTCGTCGCGCACGAGCACGCCTGTGGGGACGCGAGCCTGTGTCCAGCCGATCAGCTCCAGCTCGACATCGACCGAGCCGATGGCAGCCATCAGCGACCACCGGCCTGGGCCGCCCGCAGGAGGACGTGGTGGGCCCTGACCCGTTCCGTGCCGTACTCCACGTGCCGGCCGTAGGGGGCCGTGTTGCCGACGATGGCGACGGCACGGTCCCGGCGCCGACCGCCACGCGGCACCGGCTGCACGAAGAAGCTGCCCTTGTACAGGCCGCGGTGCGGGTCCTCCGGGCCGCCGACGGGTGCGATCCCCTCCGCCACACCCTTGATGACCTCGGCCCGGCGAACCATCTCCGACAGGACCATCGGCGACCGCAGCAGCTGCCCGACACCCCTATTGGACATCCTGAATCGTGCGGGCATCATGACCACCTCTACTCACTTGGGGGCGGCATGGACGTCAAGGGCGTGCAGGGCAGCATCAGCTTCGACGGCGAATGGATCACCATCACGAAGAAGCAGGTCGGTCAGCAGCAGAGGGACTTCCGCATCCGCGCCGCCGACGTGACCGGCACCCGGCTCAAGCCGGCCACCCGCCTCTTCTACGGCTACATGCAGTTCGTCCTGCCTGGCAGTGCGCCCGCCGGTGAGGAGAGCAGCCTCCTTGTCGGCGGCCGGCCACCCCAGTCGGACCCGCACAGCCTGTCCATCCCGCACCGCTCCAACGACGCGGCGGTAAAGCTGATGGCCGCCGTCGAACAGGCCCGCGGCTAGCCCGTCACCCGGTCCGCAGCGAACTGGATCGGGCCGGCCAGACCGGTGAAGGGGTTGCGGCCCCAGTCGCCCGGCTCGCCGGTGATCTCGCAGCGCACGCCGCGGACCATCGCCCCATCGGTGGTACGCACATCGCTGCCCGGCGGGGCATACACCGTCCAGCCGACGATGACCGTGTCCCTCGCCTGCTGCTGATCCCCGCCCACGGAAGGAGTCTCCGCCCGCGGGGTCACCACACAGCCCTTCAGGTCGAACGACTCGTCCGGCCCGGGGAGCGGCTGACCGCGCGGATCCCGTCCCGGTGAGGCGCCGGTCCGCAGGATGCGGACCGTCTCCCCGAAGGCGTAGGGGGCGGGCATCTACACCCACCCCCAGCCCGGCTCGTACTCCAAGCCGGGCCCGAAGTCCTCGTCGAGCGGATACGTCGGCGACGGGTCCGCGGTAGCCGGCGTCGGATCCACGGTGAACGCCCCGCCCCGGCCCGCAAGGCTCTTGAGAGCCGCCTTGTCCGACTTCGTCAGATACAGGCCGCCGCTGCCCTGCGGACGCTGCACCGACATAGGGCCGATCGTCTCGTAGGACACCTGCTGCGGGTTGACGTAGGCCCGGCCGGCCACCGACAGGACGACCGCCGTCGCCTGATCCGGCAGCGGCTTCACCACCGACTCGGCGAGCGCGACCGCCTGCTGAATCAGCAGGTCCGCCCGGTCGCCGTCGATCTGATCCAAGCCCAGGTACATGCCCAGCTGTTCGGCCGTCGGGGCCACGAACACCATCGCTGACTCCTATCGGGCCAGGGCCTCCACGGCAGCACACCAGGAAGCCAGTTCGGTGGTCGGCTCGAGTTCGGCAGACCGAATCTTCGCCCGCTTCGACGCCAGCCGGTACTCGGCAGGCGCCAGGAGCTTCCGCAGCATCGCCTCGTAGCCGTCGACGTCGTTCCTGTCGACGAACACGCCCGCTTCGCCCAGCGACTCGCACAGCCCAGGCGTCGGGTGAGCGACCACCGGAATGCCGCTCGCCAGCGCCTCGACACCGGCGCGGCCCCACGACTCATACGAGGACGGCATCAGCAGCACCCGCGTGCAGCCGTACACCCGCTCCCGCATGTCCTGGCCGTCGACATGCTCGACGACCTCGACGTTCGGCAGGTCCGGAAGGACCTGCTCCCCGTAGGCGCCGCGCACCGCAAGGAACTCCACGTCCGGCATACGACGGGCCAAGGACTCGAGGACCCGGCCGCCCTTCTCCGGATTGCAGTTGATCAGGGTGACCTTCTTGCCGGGCTTCGTCGCATAGTCGGCGGCGAACACCGGCGGCCTGACGATCAGTTCGGCGCCTGGCCGGACACCCTTCGGGTACTCGGCGAAGAACAGCTCCGCCTCCGCCCGCATCCACTCCGAGTTGTAGACCGCCAGCGCAGTCCCGCCGGCGGCCATGTGCCGGAACGTCGGCTTGTGCGTGTTGTGGCAAACGACGACCAGCGGCTTGCTGTACCCGCGGGTGAGCGCGGCCGTCGACGGCACACACTCCAGATGGGAGATGAGGATGTCTGCCTTGCGGACCGCGGACGCGAAGTCCAGACGGGCCTGCAGCGGCACCACCCTGACGCCCCGGTAGTCGTAGATCTCGCGGGCCTTCCCGTACCGGGACAGCCACACAGACACGTCGTGACCACGCTCCACCAGCGGGCGAAGCATCGACACGAGCATGTGCTCGGCCCCCGCATTGTGCTCCGGGGGCATCGCGTGCACACGGGCCACAATCGTGAGCGGGGTGGCCGTCCCGCCCGGCGCGGAAGCCGGGACAGCCGCCGCCATCAGGTCGCGCTCGGCGTGCCGGTGTACTTGACGAACGCCTCCGCGTCACCCAGGACGAAGCCGTAGTAGGCCTCCGCCAGGAGGAGCACCAGGTTCTCCTGGAACGCCGAGTGGACGCCGCCGTCCTCGTCGATGTACGTCGCCTCACGGCTGATCTTGACCGTGATGTCCATGCCGACGCCGTAGGCGGTCTGCGACCAGTCGCCGCCGATCGCCCGCAGGCCCGTGTCCGTGCTCGTGGACTGGCGCCGCACCTTGCCCGACACGCTCCGCGAGTAGGCGAGCGGGTTACCGACCAGCGAGCCGGCCATGGCCATGCCCGTACCGGTGTCGCGGGTCTCGACGAAGATCGGGCGTCCGGTGGTGTCCGTCGCGCCCAGAAGCTTCGGCTGGAGGCGGTGGTCGGCGACGGTGCCGGTGTAGTCCCAGTCGTCGTCGACGATCTCCTCCATGCCGTTGACGAAGTCCAGCCAGATGCCGCCCTCGGCCTGCGCCGCGGTGCCCAGCGCCACGGACTTCGTGGTCTGCGTCAGGTAGTCCGCGAACGGGCCGGCCGCGCCCTTCATCGTCAGACCGTGGATCGTCGCCCGGTCGAACGCCCGGGAGAACGCGGTCGGCAGGTCGGACTGCAGCTGAGTCCACAGACCCGCCGCGTTCGACTGCACGACCTCCATCGCGACCGGGATGAGGACGGCGATCTTCTTGCCGGCCATCTGCTTGATGTCGACGCCGCCAGTGCCCAGCGGCTTGCGGCCGGCCTGGTCGACCCAGTCCGCGGTCGGCACGTCCAGCGGCACCGGCACCGCGGTGGTCGCGGACATGCTCAGCGGCACCCGCCGCGACAGGGACATGACCGCCGACTGTTCCACGGACTTCTCGAAGATGGGGCCGGTCAGAGTCGACGGGAGGAACGTCGCATCGACGTCACTCAGCTTGATGGGGGGTGTTGCAACCATGGAGGGCTACCTCTCTCAGCGGCCCTTCAGGGCCTGGTCCATGAGTCCGGCGAAGATCTCGCCAGGATCGGAAGAAGATCTGTTGCCGTTGCCCGATGAGCCCTGCGTGCGGTCCGGCGCCGGACGGCGAGGACCGGTGTCAGTCGGCGGCTTCGCCCAGTGCGGCTTGCGCTTCAGGAGCTCCGCGAGGTCGCGCTTGATGGCGTCCGAGTCGATGACCCCGTCCTCGTCCGCGTAGGTGGCGAGGTCCAGGGCCCCGGCAGCGTCCTCCGGGTCGGCGAAGTCCGCAGAGGCGAGTGCCTCGACCTTCGAGGAGACCGCCGTGCGAACCGCCTTCGCGGCCCGCTGCTCCGCAGCCGTGAGCTGCTCGGTGAGCCGCTCCTGCTCCGACTTCTGCGCGTCCTCGAGCTCCTTCGCCTTCTTCGCGAGAGGCTCAAGTTCCTTCAGGCGCTCACGAAGACTCTTCGCCTCGCTGTTCGCCTTCTTGATCTTCGCCTCGGCGCGTGCCCGGTCGAACGGCTCCTCCTCGGCGCCCTCCGCCTCCTGGGCGGCCACGGGCTCCTTCGGCTCCTCGACAGGCTCCACTTCCTGGGATTCTTCGGGCATAGCGATGTCGCCCTCCTGGGGCTGAGAAAGGCCACCTCCAGGGCGGCCAAGGGGATTACAGAGCGGGCAGGTGCCCGTGCTCGGCGAGCGCCAGGCGGAACCGCCTCAGCTGATCGCCCGAGTGAGGCGCCGCGAACTCGCGGTACAGCCGCTCCCACTCACGTGCATGATCGGACAGCTCGAATTGCTGCCCCTTGAACACCGGGACCACGCCGCAATGACAGCCGTCATGAGCCCGGAAATCTACGGTGTCCTGCTTGTACACAGCCCGGCGGATCACGAGCATTCTGCAGAAGGCGCAGGCACCCAGCGCTGCTGTCCTGGCCCATGCAGTGGCCTGCGAATCCCGCCGCACCGCCTCCTGGACAGTGCCGCGCCCCTGATCCGCGACCAGCTTCTGAGCGACCGCCTCCGCCTTCTTCTCCGCCTGGGTCAGGCGGACATCCATCGGTTGAAGCTGAGCCTCCGTCGTCGCCGGATCCTCCGGATCTCTCGGCCACAGATCCTTCGTCGCCCACCGCAGCGAGTTGGACATCTGTTCCTCCGACGGCGGATCCACCAGCGGAACCGTGAACCGGCCCGTCACCCGGGCTGCCACACGCTCCGCCTCGTAGTAGTCCGCGGCCAGAGTCGACGATGCCGCCCCGTACTGGTCCACCAGTGCACGCACAGCAGCAATCCAGTCCGGAACCGTAGCCTCGAGCCGCGACGGGACAATGATCCGCCGCAGCCCCCGCATGTCCCGCGCCAGGAGCCGTGTCAGGCCACGCTGGATGCGCCGCTGCCGATCCGCCGAAGATCCTCCGTCAGAGACCAAGGTCGCCATCGTCGACCTCCGGCTCCGTCGAGTCCTCCTCAGGCTGCTGCGCCAGCCGATTCAGGAGAGCTGCCCCCTGAGCCCGGCGGCGGTCCGCTGCCACCCGCCGCCGCTGGTCCTCCGTCAAGCCGGCCATCTCCAGCAGCACATCCGAATCGGCCGGCACGATGCCCGCCTGCGCGAGTTTCACCGCCGCATCCGTCTGGGCGGCCAGGGTCGGTGTTGCCGGGTTCCGCCACACCGTCTCGATACGGCGGGACCGGTCCGGCGGCTCACCGTCCCGGAACCACAGCCCGAGGCGCATCGCGTCCCGATGTGTCGCACCGAACCGCCTGATGCGGCGTTCGGCCTTCTTGACCAGCATCGCCTCAGAGCTGCGGATCGCGTCCGCAGAGGCCGGGTTGTCGCTGGTGTAGCCGAGCATGTGCGGCGGCAGGCCCAGCTGGGTGGCCATGATCCGGGCATACAGGTCGATGATCTTTGTCATGCCCGTGGGGTCGTGAGCTGAGAACTGGCCCACCGTCGGGATGTCGCCGTCCTCGTCCCGCTCCAGCGCCAGGACGCGGCCGATGTACGTCTCCCACGCCGACTTGGCGTTGCCCTCAGCGTCCTGGAATGCCGACTCCGACGCACCCAGGATGTAGCGCGCCGGGGCCCCGAAGAACTCTGCGGCCACCTCCATGCCCATCAGCCGGCGACACGCCGCATCCGTGATCGACATGACCTCGGGCGTGATCTCGCTGTGCCCCACCCGGTCCGCCGTGCGCTGCCGGTTCGCCATCCTCAGCACCGGCGGCACACCCAGACGGTGCTGATCCCGGTCAATAACCTCCCAGCCGCCGTTCACCTCGACCGCGAAAATGGTCTCGTCCGGCATGTAGAGGCTGACCAGCCGTTCGTCAGGCGCCAGCCCGAAGTCCCACTTGTCCAGTGACTCCCGCAGCGCAAACCGCGGCAGGCGCAGGCGCGCATCCCAGTCGAGCGTCATGTCCAGCGGCGACTCGAACGTGATCAGGGGCGGCGCATCCGGATCGTCCGCCGAGCCGACCGTGATGTACTCCCGGCCGTAGGTCAGGGCATCCAGATGCGCGAGGCTCGCCTCGTCGAACCAGTCGTTCGCCTCGGCGATCTCGTCCAGCCCCGCACCGTCCGACCCGTCGGCCCACCGGAACGCCTCCAAGTCGAGCCGCTGCTCCAGCGCCTCCACGCCGATCCGCGGCCAGCCGATGACCGTATGCAGCCCCTTCAGCTGCGGCGGGATACTGATGCCCAGATCCCGCACCAACTGCTCGCCGTTGAAATAGGCGTCCAGCAACTCCAGCTTGAGTCGCTGGGACATCAGATCCGACCGCAGCATCGTCAGGATCTGCTTCTCGTCATCCGACAGCCCGATCAGAGGAAGCGTGGGAGTCGTCACCGCAGCACCACCACCCGTCCCTTGCCGCGCGCACTGGAGCGCTTCGCCCAGACCGTCGAGTTCATGACCATGCGCCGCAGCATCCGCGCGCCGATCGCGCACACCGCCAAGTCGACCTTCCGAGCCGACTCCCGATGCTCCTTGCCGATCGTGTAGCCCCACGCGTTCGTGCGGCGCCGCGCGTTGCCGATGTGCTGCTTCAGGACCTTGTGCCCGTCGTGCGTCAGCTGCCGCTCCAGAACGTCCCGGTAGAAGCGGTCCACCGCCTCCGTGAACGTCTGCTGCCGGCGTCGGTCGCGCATGTCCCACATGACTGCATGCCGGTTCGCGCCGCCGCTCACCGCCTTCAGCTTCAGCCGCTTGCCGTACCGCTGCGCCCACGCGTCGATGAACCCGTCCCAGTACCGCTCACCGTCGGCGTCGTCCTGTCCGGCACCCGGGTCGGCGAAGAACGCGAGCGGCCGATAGTCGGCGAACACCTGGTCCACCACCCCGTCGACCTGATCACGCGGCACCCGCCACGGCGTACCGTCAGGCCAGTTCGCCGGCTTCTGCCACACACCGAACGTCACCAGATGCCCGTCCGACATGCGGCAGCCCACCAGCCCAGTCGCATCGTCCGACTTGGAGCCGTCGAAGAACAGCACCAGCTCGTCGCCGGGCTGCAACTCGATTCCCTCGTGCGGGCAGGCGTTCCACTCGTAGGGCGCCAAGTAGGCGTCCTCCGCAGCGGTGATCTGGTTGAACCAGAAGCGGCGCGACCTCGAAGGCGGATTGCGGACGTCCAGGATCGACGCCTTCAACCGCTCGATGTCCAGCCATACCGAATCACCGCGGACCGCCCGCAGCGTCGGCGCAATCCACGCCTCCGTCAGCTTCGCCTCGGCCGGAGCCTCCAGGCTGTCGTAGAACAGACCCACGTCCGCCACCCGGCCGGCATCCGCCGACTCGAAGGCCTCCCGGGTCCGCTCCGCCACCGAGTCCTCGCCCGGCTCGAAGGCGTTCGTGTTCGCCAACGTCCTCGAGGCGCCGTCCGCCGACTTGGTGGCGTTCCGCTCAATCACGGCCGCCATCTCGTGGCCCTGGTTCGACTCCAGCCAGTGGTGGGTTTCCCCCATGTTCACGGCCGTCGGCCGGCCGCCCTCAAGGGCACGCGGCGAGCTCGTCACCGCCTCGATCCGGGCCCGGCCCTTGTCGGCGTAGATGATCTCCTTGCCGAGGTCGATCCGGAACTCCTCGATCGCCCGCTTCGTCAGAATGCCCGGGAACAGCGTCATCGTGTTCCGTGTCTGATCCTGCGACACCGCGGCGATCTGCACCCAGGCCGCCGGATGCTGCATCCCCAGCGGCTGTCCGGCCGGCACACCCCACTCGTTTCCCTCGTCCGCCACCCCGCCGAACCGGCACGGGCCCACGAACTCGAACGCCGACCACGTCGCGATCAGCGGATCCTTGCCCCAGCCCTTCAGCCGCTGCACCACGCCGTCCCGCCACAGGAACCGGTTCGTCACCGGATCCATCGCGTACCACCACAAGGTCAGGCGAGCCTGCTCAGGCGTGTACCGCCACGGCGCCCCGGCATGGTGCTGCAGATAGGTCGCCGTCCACGCCAGGCATTGCCAGCCCAGCGTGTACGCCGGCAGCAGGAAACGACCATCCGGGCCACGCTTCCACGTCGGCCCCAGAGTGAACGGCTCGACGACATCGGGGACCTGCCCCTCAGCCGCCTGCGAGGTCACGGTAAGCATCCAGCGGACTCACCGACGCCAGCTTCGGACCGGACGGCTTCCGCTCCAGCTCCATACGAGCCCGACGCCGGTCGCCCTCCGTCGTCAACAGCGACGCCATCACGCTGTTCAGCGCGGCGACCAGCTGGCCGTTCGGCCCGCGCTCCGACTTGAGCACCTTCGACATCAGGTCCGCGGCATACCGGGCCATCGCCCAGTCCGACGGCTGATAGAACGCCGCCTGCCCCGACTCCCGCAGCGACAGGTACCAGTCGACCGCGATGTCATGCCAGTTGGGCTCCGGTGCCGGCAGATCCGGCAGATCCGACGGAGGGCCCGACGGGGCCTTCGTGACCGACTTCTTCTCTTCCTTCGAGCGGTGACCCATGCGCTCCTCGGAGCGCTTACCGATAGGTCCACGAGCGCCCATGACGACCTCCAGGGTCCGGAGCGGGTGCCTCAAGCCTCCAGGGCTGAGGCGATCAGCCCACTTCGGCCACCAGGGCGCAGCGGGCTTTTCTCGTGGGCGTCTGATCCGTATGGATCCGGTCGCCCTTGCGTAGGTTGCAGATCAGGTGAGCGCAGCGGACGTTCGCCCTGGCATGCGCTCCGCCTTTAGCCAGCGGGATGACGTGGTCCAGCGTGGCGCTCATGGGGTCGTCTTTCGTAGCCGCCCGATCCGTCTCCCGGCCGCACAACCAGCAGGACCATGCGTCACGTTCAAAGATCTCGACCGAGGTGAAGTGCTCAGCATCTACCCCGGCCTTGGCCGCTCGCCGTGCATGCACAAAGGGCTGCATCCGCTTTGAATGCCACTTGGCTCGGCACTGCGGGGAGCCGCAGTGCTTCCGATTCGTGCGCGCGGACTGGAAGGAGGCGCTGCAGTACGGGCAGTCGAGAGTCGACCACTCTCTGCGTCGGCGCGTGTTCGCCGTCGCCCTCCACTGGTCAAGTCGCCCATCGCCGTCCGCTCGTGAGTCGCACGCTCGGGCCCGGCAGATCGCGGAACAGTACCGAGGCACGGGCCCGCGCCCCCGCCGGCTGAACTCTGTGCGGCAATGAGCGCAGGTGATCAAGGAATCCGTCACCACCCCATTGTCCCAAGCTCCTAGGAAACCCGGGCGGGATGTCAGGTGCT